TATGCAGACCCATCTAACTCAAATGGAACATCAAGTTTACCGGCAATAATTTATATTGATCAACCACAAGTTAGTCAAGTTGCGGGAACTATAACACAAGAACAAAGTTTTTTACAATATCCGACAGATATAGAATATTTCCAATTGTTAACTGGTTTAACTGTAACAGACTTTGTAAACACTTCTTTAGGAACATCAGGATATTACAAAAGTGCTTATTTAGAACACAATGTACAATTTAATTATCCAATATGTAATGGAAATAATGTGCCTATTTGTCCTTCTTTTGGTCCATACACAATCCAAGACGTTTTATACACTATGCCGAATTGGCAAAATTTTGAAGTTTGTATTTTTGTTCGAGGTGTTGACCCTCACACCGCACCTCAAACAATTTCTTACGACGTGTCTAAAATATTTGGTCATACTTCGTTCAATGGAAGTGTAGTGATCAGTGGTAGTTATTATTTGAATGTACCAATACAAAGTTCTACGGTATCTCAAAAACCTCAAACACACAATACAACAAATAACAATAATGTTAAATTGTATTTTCCATCTTATAATTTTACAATTACACCACCAAGTATCAACCCAAACAACTATAGCGGTTTTACATCAAATTTACCTTATTTTTATTTAAGTACTGATGACACACCATCATATACACCAACACCTGGATGGTTAAATGTATCAACACAAACACAAGGTTCTCCTTTTGTTTATGTTGACTCGAGTTCACAATATACTTTACCAAGAAACCAAGCAAATCCAACGACATATGTTGGGGGTGGTGCGTTTTTAGGATGGGTTGGTAACAATCCGTTTTCATCAAACATGTTGACTGATACCGCAATATCTGACGATAATCAAAAGAAACAATATTATAACACTAATGCGGGATATTTTCAACAACAATCTTCATGTGGAGGAAATGGTAATCTAAGTTCTTTATATTCTCCGGCATATTATAATCAATCTTTTTCACCTATAAATTTTGGAAATTCACTTCTTATAATCATGAGAAGTGATAGGTTACCAACCTCAACAAGAGTTGAAAATGGAGCAAGTCCTACAACAGGATATGCTTTACATCAGAACAACAATTTTGCGGTTTATACTGTTAGTGGTGAATTAGAACCACCAACAATAACTGCAGGTGCTGACTTACCATCAGGTGATAGTTTTGATGAAACTGGACCAACTTCAGCTTTGACCTCTACTTTAACATGTGAAGGTATGGTTCCTTTAGAGTGTTATAGCGGTTCAGGAAATAATGTTGGTGTAATACCTGCAGGACAATGTTCTATACCTGAAAACAGGATGATAAATGGATGTTACTGTCTTCTTAATAAAAAATATGTCAAAGAGTATGGTTCAGATGTGAGATTATTTTTAGAATGGAAAGTTAGATTTACCATGAACTTTGCTGCGTGTAGAGGAGTTTTTGCTCAAGTATTCCAAAACAATTGGATCAACGGAGTTCTTTATATGTTTAATTTTAACAAAAGACAAACATTCGGTGTTAATCCATTGATACCAAATTATGATTATTGTACTGATGTTATTGTATTTGACGACATTAATAATAGTTTTTTCTACAGATCATCTCCTTGGAATAAAACCATCCAACAATTTATTGGTAAGAATAAACCACAAATTAATCCATTAATACCACAAAGATTGGCAACATTCCCAGGTTTTGGGTATAATGATAGACAAATCCAATTTCCAACTACACTTACAGATTTAGGACCAAGAGACTTTTTTATAAATGAGATCTGTTGTGGGGCTGGTGAAAACGGGTTTGGATCCTATTATGCTGACCAATTAAAATCTACCTCATATCAAGATAACTCAGACATTATACAACTTGGGTTTTTATCAAGAATATTGAATGAAGGTGTAAGACAAAGAATATTACCAATAGGACAAGGTCAAAATAATACTGAGGGTAAAGGAATTGAACAATTCTTCAATAGCACAAGGGGAGGATACAGAATAGACGGAGATTGGGCACAAATGTTATCAATCAACTCGGAATGGAAGGTTTTACCATTTATAAGTGAAAACCTTACAGGGCCAAATGCTAATGATTTTATTTTCTTTGGTGATAATTATTATCCTGCAACCCCTCCATCAGGGGCAAATGATATAAAACCTATTATGGGACTATTTTTCCAAACCCCTCTTGAAAATTTAAGATATAGAAAAATTGAATCACCAGGTATTGAAACGTATAACTTCAACCCATTAATTCAAAATTACTTTGGATATGGTAAATCACAAGTGGTTCCACATTACAAGTGGAGTTTAAAACAAAGTAACCCAAGTCAAAACATATTTGGAACTGAAGACAATAATTGGTATACAAATGTTGTTGGACAAGGTTTCTTTAAGAAAAAATACCAAGATCTAGATTTTACAACTTTGGGTGAAAAGTATATTACAAGTACTACTAATTTAGGTTACATTTCAAACTATACATTAGCTGGTGTACCTGAACCACTTATACCGCCATCAGTTGTCAATCAGGGACAACCTATTGGTAGCGCTAATCAAGCAGTAGTTGTCGGAGCACCTTACCATTTCTACTTTGGTTTGAACAATGGTAAAACTGCTTTGAATAGATTCTATAAACTTTATGTAGCAACAACAGAAGAATGATGACAGTAGATCCATCAACAAGAATAATAGAATCAACGCAGAGATATAAATCGGCACCAAAAGTTGATCAATTTATAAATGTACCGTTCGCTCAAACTTCAAAAGACTTAATCGAATATGATAGAAGTGTTGATTTGAGTTTGGCAACTGTTTTTGATGAAGAAAGACAAGCGTCCACAATATTCAGACCTGTTACCAAATTTACGGTTTTATTTGAAAACGCTTATACTGGGTCAACAAAATATGTTCCATATAGAGATAATCTATATTATACAAATGAACTAAATAACGCTATTCTATATTACCCATCAGGAAATTTTGGACCAAACCCATCAACAGTCCAAACAGTTCAGTGGACAGGATTTCCACAATATTATGAATTCGATTTTATACGAACAGATAATGATGTAATTGGTTATACTCAACCACCAAATAATCATTTAGATTTTAAAAACGTAAGTGCAACAACTTACAATTGGAGTCACTATTTAAGTTATGCTTTTATAAATGATTATAATAAAAATTTATTTGCCGTTGAACCTAATTCTCAAATTAATTGGTCTTGGGTTGCTTCAGATGGTTTACCATACTATATAATGGTGGGTAACGATTTGAATGGGTTGAATATTACATTTAAGTGTCCTGTAGAACATGGTTTACAAGTAGGAGAGTTTGTTTTATTATCAACAAACTATAACGGAACTGAAATGTTTCAGGTATCAAGTTTGGGGGACACTGGAGATGGATCGGACGCATTTATTTTCAACATTAAAAATATTGGTTATACAGGAACAACATTCCAAACAAATTCACAAGGGACTTTCAAAAGAGTTATAAATGCCGCAAATTCGGGAGATACTGTTAGTGAATATTATATAAGAAAACACAGAATATTAACAAATCAAGAATGTTCTGTCTTAGTAAATGCAGGGTTTGAAAGAAATATTTATGGAGATAAAAGAAAATGTGAAATAAAAGTTTTAACACCAAATAACAAAGCTAGAGTGTCAACAAAAGAAGGTAATAGATCGTATACCCTTTCATTTAATTGTGATGTTGATATACAACCATTGAGAGATAACCAAGGAAGACCCTTAAGTGAATTATTTTTTACGTCAATTTGGAGAGGTTATTTTGGATGGACTAAAGATCTAAAACAAGGGTGGTACTTTAACACCTTCTTAGAGAATAAAAAACCTCAATCATGGTGGGATGACAATAATGTTAACTCAAATGTTATTGTTAATCAAAATAGTTATGTTTCATTGTTAGGATCAGGACCTTTCTTTTATAATGATTTTTTACAGTCTGGTGACACTATAGATGGTGATTATTGTGAGTGGAATAATTACGAACAATTAGAAAGAGTTATTTCTTTGTATCAACATAAAATAAAATATAACCCATTATGGTTCACACTTTATAATGATTTCTTACCCACAAATCAGCCAGGTTATTTTTATCAACCACACAGTGCAATACAAATTGCGGCATTTTCAGATTACATTGAAGAGGGTGATTCATCAAATGTTGTTGGTATTCCTGATTATGCTTATTACTCAACTATGGCGGCATTATTTAGATGGAGAGATAAATATCCTTATGGTTTTATTGATACTGACGGTATTGGTGTTGATTATCCGTTCTTAAATAATGCTCATTATCCTTATAAAAATACAATTTTTAGAATTACTCCTGAATTATATAATATACCAAATGATTATGCAATTTCAGGTTCGGTTCCATTGAACATAACAACAATAGCAGAACCAACTACAGATGAATGCGAATAGAATAAAAATTTTAAAAACCGAACTTGAACAATTTGTTAATATACCAATTAACATGCAATGGGATTTTATGGGTAAAGATGATGCGATTGATGAATACGAAGTGAGTGTACTTGATCAAGTTATAGGACCTGCGGCGGATTTTGAAATTGCAAGGTTTCCACATAATATATTTCAGAATCAAGATACAGCAATTAATTATGAATTTTATTTTTATGATGATTCACAACCAATAACAGCAAACACTGTTGGTAACTGGAATATTTCATATTTAAATAACGGATTCACCGCGGAAGAAATTTACTACTATTCAAAACCGTTTACTAAATCGTTTTTTAAGTTGGATTTTTATGATACTGCAGATGAAAGAGATCAACAAATCTATCTATCTGTAATTTTACCTGTTCAACAAGGATTAACACAAACAGTTGTTATATCTCCTTTAGTCCCACCAGTTGAAATTAAAAAACCAAAAATGGTTTTAGATTATTTAGGTGATAAAGAAGGATTTTTTATTTATTGGTTAAGAAGTAGAGATTTTATAGATGTCGATACTTTTTATGTGACTGCAAAATTTTTTGATGCTAGGTTAGGTTTTTTTAAACAAATGACCAATACAAGACAAGATTTAATAACACCAACCAAATTTACTTTTAATAATGCAGACTATTTCTATTATAGATATAGTTTGAATTACGCAACTAAAACTTACGAGGTATTCTCCACTTCAACAAACTTAAGAGTTGGGGACGGATTATCACCGATAAAATGGTATGAATATGTTAATCCATAATGGAATTACAACAATATAATTTCATAATTTCTCCTGAAAACATCAAGAGTGATTTAGTATTTGTTCCTTATACAGGGGAGACAGATATAACGACAATCATAGACCCTTGTTGTTTAACAGCATTTACATTTAGTGCAGTAACAACAGGGACAACAGGTGTTTATTTACCAATGGAATATGTGTTATCAGGAAATACAGGTGGTACATCATTTTTAACGGGATTAACGGTTAATTTAATGTTTACAGAATCTACTGTGGACATTGGGTATTACACGCCAACGGACGGTTTAATTTTACAACTTGACGTTTTAAATAATTTTATTGTAACAGCAAATACAATAAATCCTTACACTTTCACATTTTATAATACTTCAGATTTAGAGTTAATAAAATTCTTACAATTAGTTACTTATACTTTAGATTGGGGTGATGGATCAGCACCACAAGCAGTCTTAGGTATTTCACCAATAACACATACATATCCTGTTAGTCAAACATCTTATACAATAACACTTACGGCAAACTCACCATGGGGTATTTCAAAAGTTCAAAAAGATATTATTGTACCTTACACAAATGCAACAATACCAAATCCAAACGGATCAATAACGTTTTATCCTGCGGGAGGTAGTTGGTCGGCAACACCTATAAGTTATGATTATATTTTTACAGGTGACTCAAACACAAACATAATTGATTATTATTCCTACAATTATACATCAGTTCCATTTCCAATAACAGGTTTAACCTTATCTTCTGTTAACGACTTAGCACAATTTGGACCTAAAACAAATTTATATGATGGTAAATTTAAATTAGGAGTTCAGGTTACAGGAACAACAGGGGCTATTGGAACATTTTGGGGACCTGATCCGAGTAATTCTTATACAGCATATACCATAAATGGTATGACTTATTTGGACTACGAAGATTATACCATTTATGTTACAGATTCTTATGGTTTAGTTCCTGGTGATATTGTTTTAACGGCATTAACAAAAAATGAGGCTTTATTAAATGTTATAGATCAACCTGAAATCATTACTAATGTTTTTGTTGAGAGAGGTAAATACACACCATTGGAAAATATACAAAGAATTGGGGAAGTTGATAATGTAGGAGACTTAGAAAAATACGGATACAAATATTTCAACATTGAAAAAGTATCAACATAACTATTTATAAAAAAAAAGAAAAAACAAATGGCTACAGGTAATTACGGAACTATTAGACCAGCGGATGTCAGTCCTGAAGACGTGGAAATCGTTATGGTTTATACACCATCAAGAGATGACACACAAAACTTCATTTTAACAACATTAAATGCTCAAGATGTCTTAAGACCATACTTCAATAATAATGCAACAGGAGGAAATACTGTTGAAGTTTTAGGTGGGTTGTATAGTTTAAAACTACCTGCCGATCAGTTCACAAGTTTGGGAATTTATACTTTAATGATTAGACCCGCACAAATTAGAACGACTATCACAGATTGTGGTGTTTTATCTGCTCTACCAAATGTTAAAGGAATAGTAATTGATTTGAATAATGTACCAACAGAATATAGAAATAAATTTGTTAATCAAGGACTTGTAGGATTTAGAGTGGAATATTTGAATCCCGATGGAACAAAAATTCCTAACTTCTTTAGAATAATAACATCTTCATTCTACTGTGAACCAGTCATTCAAAACTTAACTAACACAATTCAAAAATCTATTAGATATAGATATGTTGAAGGTGCAACAAATCTTTTATTTTGTACACTTTCACCATCTTCATCACCAACAAACAAACCAAGTGCAACTCCGTATATCGGACAACCTAACCAAAGTATTATAATAAGTAATACTTACTTCAATCCAATATCAACAGAGATTGAAATAGTAGATCAAGATATTTCAACTTTAGCGATAGCACTTTACGGTAACCAAACTAAATCTATTGAGGACGGTATTTACACTATTTACGACGCTGACAATAACATCTACCAACAATACAACTTGTATGAAATTAAAGATCAGTTTAATACTCTTCTTTATGAAGTTAGACAAAATCGTAATGAAAATATCGATTTCTCTAAAGCTTTTAATAATATTGTTGCTTAATGGCCACACAGAAGTTTACTTGTCCACCTCAAAGTAGTGCCGCCAATGAATTCTCAAATAATTTGGTTGGAGTTCAGTTAGTCACTGGAGGAGGGTTAACGCAAGCAAATTTTAACTTCACAACAAACATATCCGAAAAACAGAATAGAACGTTTAATATTGGTACGTTTTCAGATCCAATAAATCTTGAGAGTATAAATATTGATAATAATATTGAAGCCGCTGAGATTTTAGCTAACAACTATAGAGTTTACCCAAATTATGATTTATCTCAAGTAACAAACTTTACCCAATATGGTTCTTTAGTAAAAAGATTTTCAGTTTCAATAACTAAGATAATCAACTTTTATCCTGCAGGATTAGAGGTTTCACCAAATACAAATAAGTTTATAACTCAAGAAACGGCATTTAATATAACTTACGATGCGGTAGAGGACGACACAACTTTCGAAGTTTCAGTATCATCTATTAGAAATCCATTTGACATAGATTACACCGTTAATGCTGAAACTAATATGTTGTTTAATGAGATGGAAGTTTCACCTCTGAGGAATATGAAATTGGAGTATAAAAAATACGCCTTAGTTGTCAACGGCAATGAATATCCTGTAAATTATTTGTACCCTACGACAAGTAATTCATCTACATTAAAATTAATTGTTGATGGAAACCCATTCAACGGGAATTCAATATCTTACGATTATATTGTTATAAGACCAAATAACTATGAAGTTAATAAAGTATTTAATCTGAAGTTTGATCCTGTTGAGAATTTTTTATTAAATAGAAATATTAATCCTCCATATACCGCAACTTTTACAGTACCAAGAGAACAAGAAGATGGAACATTTAAGATAACAACAGAACTTGCCACATTCCCAAAATCAGGACTTTGGAACTTAGATATTGAATCACAAACATTTGATAACTACCTAACACAAATTAACGATTTTGCAATAAATCTTGATTCATATAACACGAATTTAGTTTCAAGATTTTTAACGACAGGTGCTCTGAAAGAGTTTGATACACCTGATCATAAATTTGAAAAACTTTTACAGATTTATGGTAGAAGTTTTGACGAAACTAAAGCATTCATTTCGGCGTTAGGTAATATTAATAGTGTTCACTATACTGTTAAAAATGATATACCGTCACAACTTTTGAAAAATTTGGCACAAACATTAGGTTGGGTAACAAACTTTTCACCTATATCGAATGAAGAATTGTTACAGGCAGTTTTTACAACACAACCAAATACTTTTCCTGGTTTACAAATAGGACCAACGCCTGAGGAAATTAATTATCAATTTTACAGAAACTTAATTATAAATTCTGCGTGGTTATTTAAATCAAAAGGAACAAGAAAATCTATTGAGTGTCTCTTGAGGATGGTTGGAGCTCCTGAGGCTTTAATTGATTTTAACGAACACATTTATGTTGCTGATCAAAGAATTAACATGAGTGAGTTTAATAAACAGTACTTACAATTATCGGGAGGAACTTTCCTACAAGAATATCCTGTATTAGAAACTAACAACACATACTCAATACAAGGTATTCAGTACACTGGTTTTACAACAACATTTGCAAATGCAACAGTTTTAACTGATGTCCTAAAATGCCAACACCAACGGAGGAATACTTTTTTCAAATTGGGGGAGGATGGTTCGAATCAACACCTCAACACAGGATGCCAGAATTTGTAATCCCAACAAATCAAGTATTCATAGGCGATAATCCTAATTTCCAAACTCAACTTTTACCTTTCAACTATGGAGAGGAATATCTACAACTGTACAGACATTTCCCATATATGAATTTGGGGTATAAGATTAGAAAAGTCCAAGATAATAAGAAAAGTTGGAGTGATACCTCACCAACACAACGAGTAAGTTCAGATGGTGGATTTAATGCTTATTATGAAGTCGGTGAAGAATGTTTAACATTGAATGTAAAAAATGTTGACATTATGATGAATCCCGCACAAGGTTTGGTTTATGATGTTTGGACAATGTCTAGACAATATAATTACCCAATACCTGAACAAGGTTTATTCTACACTCCTGACACACCTTGTAGTGTACCAAATCCTTACCCAAGATATGGTGGAATAGATTGGACAACAATTATCCCAAAACCAAAACAAAAAACTTTCTTTGAATTTGCTCAAACATTTTGGAGAAATATGGTTAACACTAGAAACCGACAATTTATTACCGATGGTAAAACTGGAGGTTACCCAACACTACAATCAATATATTGGAAATACTTAGAATCTCAGACACAAGCAGGAATACCAAATGATAATTTTACATACCAAACTATGATAGATTATATTAATGGTATGGGTGACTATTGGATTAGAATGGTTGAACAAATGGTCCCTGCAACTACAATATGGAACACAGGAGTTAGATTAGAAAATTCAATATTTCATAGACAAAAATTTGTATGGAGAAGACAAGAAGGCTGTAAAATCGTTCCTGTTCCTTGTAAACCTTGTTCTTTGGCAACACAATTATTTGTATACGATTGCCCTGTACAACAAGTGGTTTGTGGACTTTATCCTTGGAATAGTGACCCTACAATAACATCTATGGGTGCAGTCTTGAATGATACTTTAGATACTTTTTATAGCCAAAATTCATTAAACCCAACCGATTGTTTACAGAATTCAATTGTAACAACTTGGAATGTAGATTTGAGGGTAAATGGATTTGTATTGGTAATATCACCTTTCTACACAGGTATTGGACCATTCAATATCCCAACTAATTCAGAATGGGTTGACGCTTTGAGTAGTACATTAAATAATTTACTAACCTCAGGGTATAGTTATAATATTGATGAGGATAACGAACAAATAACAGTCTTTAACAATAATTGTCAACCTAATTTTGATGACTTTCAAATAAACATAGGACTTGAGTTCGAAATATATTGTAACGAATAATGAGTATTTTAATTTATAATTATAGTGTAACGGGGGATTGTAGTAATACAGGTAGCGGTGCGGTTTCGTTTGATATAACTGGAAGTACACCAACAGTATCTCCTTTTAGTATTTCAGATGCAACAGGTCAAGGATTATTACCACTTTCTGCAGCAACAAATACATACTCAGTAACTGGCCTTACAGGAGGCACATATTATGCTCAACTTACAGATTCTAGTACAGAAAAAGAAGTTTTAAACATTTATATTTCAACAGGCACTACAGCAACTATTGATTCGTCCAATACCACTTGTGGACAGAATAATGGAACCATAACAGGTTTCACGTCTGGCGTCTATGGACTTGTTTCTTTTAATTTATATGATATAAGTAATAATTTAATTTCAGGTGTAACAACATCTAATTCTTATTATGAATTCACATCTCTTTCGGCCGGTACATATTACATTGTTGCAAACGATGGTGGTGGATGTACAGGAATAACCGCATCTGTAATATTAAATCCTTCATCAGGTTTAACATATGGTGCATATGTTGTTGATGATGCTAGTTGTTTAGGTTCAGGTAGTGGTAAAATTTTCTTAACAGGGTTAACACCACCATTGTCGGCATACACAATAACTTGGAGTCCTAACGCTTTAGGGCAAACAGGATCAACAATAACAGGACTAACATCTGGATCTTATGTTGCTACT